ATTTACACGAAACGATTTTATCAACGGAGTTTATACATACTCATGGGATAAAAACAGATGGGAACGATTAAGACGTGATGGTTGGATAGAAGCTTGGAGACACCGTAACAGAACAACAATTAAATATTCAGTATTTAAAACATCATTTAAATGTTCTCAACTTATAAGTAGAATATATAGAGTATTACTAGGTGAAGAAGATTTACCTATATCCGAGCGTAGTACTTTTTTTAATAACAAATCATATACAGATAAAGTTTATAACAAAGCTATAGATGATATGATAAAAGATATTGACAGGTAATGGGATTTAAACTAGGCAAGCAATCAGGTAACTATATGTATGGTGGTGAAATTAAAAACAAAATGAGATTTGGCCAAGAAGCTGGTGGTGATGCTTCAGTACCTGGTACACCTGTAATTAGAAAACCACTTGACGAAGGTATTATGGGTGAAGCTAATATGGATGGTAGTATATATATTAGCGATAAAATTATACCTGGTAGTCACGAAGAGTCTCAAGTAATTAATCACGAGATGAGACACTCTACTGATATGCGTATTGGTAAACTAGCTTATAGTGATAATTTTGTTAAATGGGATGGTAACGTTTATCCAAGAGTAACTATGAACGGTAAAGATATGATTATAGTAGATGGTGTAGCTAAAGAAGCTGGTGATGAAGGTTTTCCGTGGGAAGAAGATGCAAACAATGGTAGAAGTCCAAAAATATAATTATGAGTATATTAGGAAAAATATTTTCAGCTGGTGCTAGTGAATTAGTAAAAAACGTGGGTGGAGTTTTAGATAACTTAACTACAACTAAAGAAGAGAAGCTAGAAGCTGAAGCAAAAATAAAAGATTTGATAATGGGTTACGAAGCTGAAATGCAAAAGCAAGTAACTGAGAGATGGAAGCTTGATATGAACAGTGATTCATGGTTAAGCAAAAATATAAGACCACTAGTTCTAGTGTTCTTAGTAGTAAGCACAGTGTTATTAGTATTTATAGATGCTGGTGCAATAAATTTTAACGTAAAAGACTCTTATGTAGATCTTTTACAATTAGTATTAATAACAGTGATCGGTGCTTATTTTGGAGGTCGTTCACTAGAAAAAGTAAAAAAATAAAAAATTATGGCAAGTAAATATTTTACAGTAGAAGTTTCACCAATAGTAGCGGCAAGCAAACAGCACGCTGGTAATTTTGGAGCTGGAGTTTTAATAGCTGATTGGACAGCAATACAAATTCCAAGAGGATCTAATATGTTAAGAAGTGTAACTCTTTTAGTTAGACCTAAAGGAGATGCAAGTCCAACACTTAACAACAATTCTTTTGGTATTGCTTTCTCTAAAACAAATACTGTTTCTTTAGGAACAGTAAGAAGTTCTATACAAAATAGACCTAGTAATGATTTTTTAGGTATTATAGAGATTGATGGTAGCAACTTTTCTACTGGTACTTTGCAAAGTACAGCTATAGCTACAGTAGGTGGTGATACTGCTCAAGCTGCTCCACCACTAGTGCTTCAAGGAGATATAACAACAGGAGATAATGTTGGTTTTGATACTATATACGTAGCTATATTTAGTCAATCTGCTAACAATACTTTTGGTGGCCCATCTTTAAACACTATTGCTGAAGCAAGTTTTACTGAAGGAACTCAAACTGTAATTACGTTTGATGATGGTAGCGCTGGTGGTACGATGGATGTAAGAGAGCATTTTGCTGTTGGTGACGTGTTACACGCTCAAGATGATGCTGTTTTAGGTACAGTTGCTAGTTTAGACAGTGCTACGCAGTTAACATTAACAGCTGCTAATACAAATGATATAGCAGAAAATGACGTTATATATAATATAAATCCTATAAAACTAGTATTAGGGTTTGAAAGATAAAAATAATAATTAACTTAAATTAAATAAAAATGACAAAAAAAGAAGAGTTGGTTGACTTAAAACCAGAAAAAGTAACTGCATCGCAATTAGAAAAAATACAAAAAACTGTAAGCGATATTAATAGAGCTCAGATGGAAGTTGGTAGATTAGAAACTACTAAACACAATATCATGCACCAAATAGTTGTTATGCAAAATGAGCTTAAACAAATACAAGACGAGCTTGAAAAAGATTATGGTACAGTAAATATTAATATCGAAGACGGTACAATACAATATCCTGAAGATGGCGAGACTGATAAGAAAGATTAGTGTAGGTAAGGATTATAAAAACGATGCTATGCATTATGCTGTTGGTCAAGAAGTTTATGGTGGACATACTATTTGTGATATAATAGAAGAAGACGATAAGTTTTCTATATATATTAGAAAAGATAAAGATGTTTTACCATGGAAAGACTTTAACAAAAACATGGCTGTATCTGTAGAGTATAATCTAGAAT